GGTCCTAAAGCTCCCAAACCATAAACGGCACCACCCAATAAAGCAGCTTTACCTAGTGGACTTTTAGCAATTTTCTTTACACCACGGACAGCTTTCTTTACAAGTTTACCTAAAAAATAACCTTGTCTAGGATCTTGTAATGTCATAATTCCGCCATTGGCTTGTAGTTGTCTGGGTTCTTGCATTCTAGATATTGCCATATTTTTACCTTAATTGTTTGTTTTACTTGGTTTTAGAGAACAAATCAAGAGCTGGCATTACTACTTTTACGTCCTGTGCCATATCCTCATTTTTATAACCCTTAGATTCCCAGTCTTTTCTTTCTTTAAAAAGCTCACCAGTTTCTTTATGTCTATAAGTTGTCTCTACTTTTGCTTGTTTTATTTCCATTAGTCTGTTTTCTCCTTTAATATATTGAGATAACTAATACCAAAAACGACTCCATCAGATACCGTCCCTGCTGTAGTATACGATAGTGTAGTCCCACCTTCTACAATCAAAGGTAAAGTTAATAATTCTACACTAGTAGCAGCTACCAGGGTTTGTGTATTTACTATCTCAAATGCATTGTTTTTTACTGTAACTGTTGGGGTATTAGATCCTGATTTATTGGTCACTCTTATAGACTTTATAATAATAGTTTCGTTAACACTTGGAGACAACATATTTACTGTCTCTGCAGCAGTGGTAGTTTTACCATAGAATCTATATTGATTTACTACTGCCATTATTCTAAAAAGAAACTTTTAGCTTCTATCTCTTGTTTAACTTCATCTTGAAATGAAGAATTTAATTTTGTTATTACACCATCTAAATCCCTAACTAACGATTGCAAATTTTTTTGATCGTATTCAGGTTGAGCTCTAGTTAATGATTGTACTATCTTTGCCATTATAAACTTGCAAGGCCCCCTTTTCTAAAAGAACCCATTTCATCTGATCCACCTGGTCCTTCAGATCCTGGAGAAGCGCCACCACCGCCACCACCACCTTGGTAATCAGACGTGCCTGCAAAAACATTTTGTTGATTAAATGGATCTTTCTTTTTTTGTATGTCTTTTTTAATGTCTTCAAATGATCTACCATATGTTTCTTGATAATATCTATTTGCTACATTTTCATCTAAACCTCTTAAACCCTCTAATGCATATGATCTAAAAGAATTAGATCCTGGTTGCATAAAATTATTTTTAAGTAAAGTATTGCCTACATTGTAACCAAATTTATCTTTTATAAAACCATCGTTTCCTCTGTAAGCTCCATACATGTCAATTCTATTTTGTGCGTAGGGGTCATTCGGTAAGTTTCTCATTAAAAAACTTAGACCTGGAATACCTGTAACTGCACTCATAAGACCACCCATAATAGGTCTTCCATATTGTTGAAAAATATTTTTAATTGGTCCTGTAAATCTATCATAATAACCTCCAATACCTGTTCTAGTTCCGTAAGGAGTATCAAACTCTGATTCATCTTCTATTAAACCAGTGTATCCATAATCTTGAGGTAAAACATTTGGTAATTGAATTTGCCCTGATGCTACCTGATCTTCATAAACTTGTTCACCAATAGTCCTAGCCATTACCTTCTACCTCCTGGGTGTATGTCTAATCTAAATGTACCCAACTTCCAATCTTCACCGGCTGCAGTATTAGCAACTTCAAGAGAGACCTGTCTTGCTCTTACCCTTATGTCTTTTTTAGTTGTTGTAGAATCACAAGAAAAAGTATTTGTAACTTGTGCACTGTTTGGATAAACTCTTGTTTTAAATTTAATTGCTGTATTACCTGTTTGACTAATAAAATCTGGTATAAATCTGCTTATTCTCATTATAAATTCTCCGTCACCTCTCAAGTCTGGTGCGCCTAATGCTTGACCAGTCGCAGCTCTTCTTTGTGTAATATCAAAATCACCTGAAGAAATATTAGCAATGACAGCGGTAATAACACCACCAGCATTTACTTGATCGGTCCCTGTTTCCTGTTGATAGTATATAGTACATCCATCCGTATTACCAGTGACATCGTAAGAGTTATTGCTGCTAGGATCATAGTAAGTAGCATGAGGTCGTTCAAATACAGCAGAGTCTTGCCACGCTGCTCTAGGTAAAGTACCTGTTGTCCATATAGGTCTCTGAGGTGTTGAATCTAAATAATTGTACGTAACTACCCTGTTGATTTGATTAGAGTTTGTTGTGCAATAAAACCAGCTTATTTCACCAAATAGGTTATTTAATCCTGCATTAATAAGATCTCTAGAAACTAAATTTATATCATCGTAAACATCATCTTCAACTAAACAAGGCATAGATTTTAATTGACCATCATATGTAAAGAATCCATTTTCAGACATCCAATAAGCAGAACCATCTACTTCTATACAGGCATTTTTTCCCACTAGTCCGCAGTTAGTTCCTACCTGTTCAAAGGAGAAAGTAAATGGTTGACCCACAAACTTCATAAGAAATAATGCAGTATCAGTCCATACATAAATTGCATCCCTACCTTTGATAGCTCCCATAATTCTTGAACCATCAGCAAGTCTTTGAGTACCTGCAGTATTATTTGCTTTGACTGTGTAAGAATCTGTTTGATCAATACTTTCCTGAGATGAGAATCTTATGAACATATCGTCTTGACTGCTACTGCTTCCTATAGTTGTTTCTGTACCAAAAAATACTAAGTGTCTGTCAGGTGTAGATACTAATACATGTCTTGATGCAGTTGGTGCATTTGGTAAAAGAGTAGCTCGTGTGCTAGTAGATCCGCCTGCTGCAGCATCCCATTCAAAACAGGCACCATTGTATATGAGTGCAATTAATTTTGTACCATAGTTATCTAATATCCATAGTCCTGGGTCGATTGTAAAGTCAGAAGAAGATGCTTCACCCCAAGCTACAAAATCAGATATATTGGTAACTGTAGCACCTCCACTGTGAGTAGCTTTGGTTGTCCCATTAACACCTCGAGCTCCTCCGCTTAAAGTATTAGTCGTTGTGTTGTTAGCTGTAAAACTTATATCTTCTGTTCCAATTCTTATTTCTCCAGTTGATGGAAAAGCTGCAGTGCTGGCTAATACAATATCAGTTGTAATTAAATCTGTTATGGCAGTTGAAAGAGTGCTCGTTGCTGGTCCTAATGCAGTCCCTGACCAAAGACCTGTACCCCAACCAAAACCACCTAGTTGTTGTGATGGCCCTACGTCATAATAACATAAGACAGAAGCTGACCCTGCAGTTGATAATGGAGTGCCAGTTTCTTGAGCATCCATAGTAATCGTAAATGTTGTAGATGTAGGTACAGAAGTAACCATAAACTTTTGATCTTCAAAAGTTGCATTGGTAAAAGTAGAACCCGATAAACCTGTTACACTATCAAACAAGACAATACCATCTTCTAATAATCCATGAGCCCCGGTGCAGGTTACCGTAACTGTGGTTGATGAAGCTGTGCTGGTAAAATTAGCTCCTGTTAAAGTAGTTCTAATAGGGTGTATGTCATAGTATGTACCCCCAGAATATACGTATAAAATTTTATTTGTGCCGATAGCAGCATATTTAACACCTGAGTTATCATCCCAATGATGAATAGCTCTAGCTGCACCTGTCAGTTTATCTTGTCCTAATTGTTCCCAGCCACCTATTTTTTCAGGTGTACCATACCTAAAACGTACGTTATCACCATCAAACCATTGCCCTTCGGCTCCGGTTTCCGTTACTTGTTTATTAAATCCTGGGGCAAAGCCTAATTTTTGTAGCATAAAAAAACCTGTTTATTAGCTAATATAGCAGATTATGCGCTATTTCAATGGTAGATTTATACTTTAAACAAAAAACAATTGGCGTATGTTATCAAATCATTGTTGTTTTTGAAATGTTTTTTTACCTTTTTTATTGGCTCTATTACTTGTTGTATACATATACTATCATGCCCTGTAAAATAACCACCCTTTTTTATTTTAGGGTAATAAGCCATAGCCTCTTCTAAACATTGTTTTTCTGTCATCATAGCATCAAAAAATATGAAGTCTAAAGATTTGTCATCAATATGTTTTATAGCATCTAAAGAATCTTTTTTTATAATAACTACTTTTTTACCTTTTGGTGTGCCATACTCTAAGTTCAACATAGCAATTGATTCGTTTAGTTTCATTTGTTTTTCATCTGTTATTGATACCGGCACTCCATTTGGAACTCTTCTTAAATAATCTTCATAAGGTTTCCAATTATCTACACCAATTAATTTTTTTACGTTATTACAATTGTGCAAGATTGTTAGAAAACTTTCTGCTCTAAAAACACCTAGTTCTAAACCAGTTAAATTTTTACCCATAATATTTATTGCAGAAATAAGGGGAGATATATCTGTTTCTGTTACATCTCTATACGCCGTTAAATGGTTCATCCTTTAAACCACTGTGGTAAACCTAGATGTAATCTTTTATCAAACATATTATCTTCAGCTCCTGGTGTGTTAACATTGTTATAATGTAAAAATACCTGATAACATTCTTGACCTTGAAAAGGTTTTCTCCAATGTTCTAAATCACACCCTCTGTATACTAGCATGTCTCCTGGCTTTAAATCTACTTTGATACCTTTTTTACTTATCTCTCCAGATGGTTCTAAATAAATTGGCCAAGGGTCGCCACCAAGATTCATAGTAGTTGATATCTCACAACTAAATCTATCTTTATGTCTTCTAAGTTCATCACCTTTTTTATAAATTCTTGCATAAGTATAAGCTGGATATAATTTTAATCCTGTTACCTTTTCCATTTCTGGCTGACATTTTAACATCAAGGTTTCCATAGCAACATCAGAGTAGTGACTGTAGGTATTTGGTATCTGCTCATCTTGATTTTCATAATGACCCATCATAGTTTCAAATGGTGATATATATCTTTGTTTCATACAAGTATCGTAAACTTGTTTTTTCATAGCAAAATAATTAACTATGTATTCTGCTAAATCTTTTGAAATAGCTTTTTTAATAATTGCGTATTTATTTTTTTTAAAGCTCATAGTTTATATTTAAAGTAATTCTATAATGTTTATCTGTACAAGTAGTGCTAGTGTGTTCTAACGAACCATCAAATATTACAGCTGTATTATCTTCTGATTTAACCTTTCGATTTCTAAATATAGTCTGTCCATTGTTTTCATTAAGAAAAAATAACACAACTCCATGTTTATCATGTCTGTCTACGTGGTAACCGTGTACAACTTTTTTATCTGTTTTTGTATAAAGGTTTAACTTTACCCTAAACAATTTTTTAAGTTTTAATTTTTTTATAAAAGGCTCTACTATGTCAGAATAGTAACCACTGTTAATACCAAGGTCTTCTCTAAAAAGAGTGTGGGTAAAAAAGAAATCATCGTTTTTTATATTACTAACTCCGTGTTGTACATACCAAGCAAAATCCGGATCAAAAACCAGTTTCTTAATTTTATCATATTGATCTTTTTTAAAGAAATTATTTTTTATTTTAAACATAATTAAAATTTATTACCATTCTGTTATTACAATTAGTAGAGTTAGTTCCATAATGAGTTTGATCTGCATCAAAGAAAACCATTCTATTACTTTTACTTTCTACTTTTTTATCACCTATCATTGTATAACCATTGTTGTCGTTCAAATAATAGATAGCTGTCTTACATTTAAAAAATTGATCTTGATGTTCATCAAATTTAATTAATTCATTAGATACAGGATTTAAATTAGCTTTTATTCTGATTAAAGATAATGGTTTTAATTTATCAATTAAAGGACTTAAACGTTCATAGTAATCAGAATTAATACTATAGTTCTTATAAAATATATGAACAAATTGATAATCAAATAGTTTATCTTTTTTTGTTACTTTACCTTGTAAAAAAAACCATGGAAAAATATCAGACTCCATCATTAATCTTAGGTCAAGACTTTTTTCAGCATCTATATAATTATCTTCTATCCTAAGCATCTTTTGCCATTCCTTTTGGTATTGCTTGTATGTTCCAATGTATAAATCTAAAAGGTGATTTACCATGATCTACTGCAAACTCGTGTTCTAAATAACCTGGAAATATTACTATAGTTCCTGGAGTAGGTCTAAAATGTATTTTTTCATTTCCGTGCGCTAAACCATTATTAGGTTTTATAGCTAGCTTAGTAACACGTGCTCCTGTTCTTGGTTCATAAAATATTGGGTATGATGTTTTTTCATTACATTTTAAAAAGTAAAAACCTGATACATGTTGATTCCAATGTACATGTGCAGATTGATGACCACCACCTTTTTTAGCAAACTCTTGAACCCACATTTCAGAAAATATGGTAGTGTATTGTTGCATATCAAAACCACACCAATCTAAAAAATCCCAAGACTTTTGACCCACATAATTTCTTAAATCTAAAAAATCGTTGTCAGCTGTAAGGGGTGTTGAATGATATGATCTGCCAAAGTCACCATTCTTTTTTATATATTTTTTCTCTCTTTTTTTAGCTTCATTAATATATTTATCAGATGCTTTGTTTAAACTTGTTATAAACTCTGGTTTATCTTCAACCCATATTGGGGTTTTAAATAGTTCTTGTATTTTCATATTATTTATATGGATATCCGAGAGACCACATGACCAATGAATATCGTGTTCCTTTCCTTACTGGTTTAACTCTATGCCATACAAATGAAGGAAATACAATGATAGATCCTTTTGCAAGTATTTCTTTTGCTTGTTTCAAATGTTTATCTTCATCTCTTAAGGGTGGATCATAGTTTCTAAAATCAAACTCTAATTCACCACCTTCATATTCAGACCCATCTGTTAATTGAAGAGTCATAGATAGTTTTCTTATTTTACCATCTTCATTTTTATTACCTTTTTTATTATAAGGTTTGTGGTAACTGTCAGCATGCCAATCATAATATTGATTAAGTTTGTATTTAGTAAATTGAATTGGCTCAGACCAATCCCATTCAAAGTTCCAACCTGCACTTTCATTTGCTAACTTTACGTAAGGTTGTATTTCTTTGTATATCCAAGTATCATTTAACCATGTAACATCAGAGTGTCTTCTTTTTTTAAGTATTGCTATCTCATCTTTATTTAAATTTTTATCTTGAAAACCACCTGTTCTAGCCATCTCTTCTTTTTTAGATAGCGCATATTCAATTATATCATCACATATTCTTGGAGGAATAGCTGATTTAAAATACCAATAATAATCATTTAAAATCATAATTTTTTAAAAACCACATTACCTGAAATTGTTTTTTGTTTAGATGATTTTAAAACCATGTGCTGTAAAAAACTAGGAAAGACAATTATCTGACCTGTCTTACATTTGGGTTTAAAAAATGAATCATACATATAATTTATATTTTTATAAAATTGTAAATAGTTTCGTAAAGGATTAATAAAAACAGTTTTACTTTCTTTTACATCCTTATAAATAATAAAAGAAAAATCACAGTCAATATGTAAATGTGGCTCTTGATGATCATTATTTACATAATTATTTTCCCAAATTTCTTTTAGATATATTTGAAAAGGATGTTTAATTTGTTCTTCTAAAATAGATCCTATCGTTTTAGTTATATACTCTACACTCTCATCATCTATGTCTGATTTTTCATCATGCGTGCTTGGTGTTTCTGATACCCAAGTTTTTTTAAATTGTTTACTTTTTAAATTAATTTTATTTAAATCTATATTAGATATCAACACAGGAATTTTAAATAACTCTATTATCACTACACGTATATGTAAGTTATAGTTTGAACGAAATTTAATGTGTCTCTTGGTTTATTATCAATGTAATATATATTATTTGAAGGGAATAAAATAAAACCATTGTTTTCAAGTTTCATATCCCAACTTCTACCTTTTCTTCTGTTATCATCGTAATAAATTCTAACATGACAATCAGACGTGCCTACACCATACAACAAAGTATAATCAGGAGAATTTTTTAAATCTACAGGATCTACGTTTAATAAAGGCTCAGTTCTTTCATTAGGTAAATACATATTAGACCAAGTGTCTTGATTAACTAAACTTATATTATAGTTAAGATAAATATGTTCTATGATATATTTATTTAATTGTTCAAATTTTTTATGATTAAGTTTAATCTTTTCACCTCTTAATATAGAAGAGAAACCAGATAAGGCTAAATCAAATCGATCAATTTCAAAGCCTTTTGGCATTGAAACATCTCCATAAATTATTGCTTGTTCACTTAATACTTTCTTTTGCATATCTATATATGTTTTAAAAACTTATATAGTATACCTTTTTATTTGTCAATCTCCAGATCCAGACTTAGAGTTTCTATTTTTTAATACCCAGCCAGTTGAATTATCTGCTTGATAAGCAGCTTCATCCCACTCATAAAGCCACGTGTGAGTGTTAGCTTCATTCTCAGCATCTTGTTCTGCTGTTATTGCAGGGGCATCACCTATTGGTGATTGCCATCTAGCCTCAGCTATATTTTGAGTCCAAGATTCATGTGGTTTTTGAGGCCAAAAAATTTGATTTGCTTCATCCCAAGTATATCCTATACCGGCATAATTACCTCTAAAAGGTGTTCCACCTAATTTATGTGTATTAGCTACTGTATTGTAAGAAGTTTGTTTCCAAAGATGTTGTGGCCAGCCGTGGACTCTTTCTAAAAAAGCTTGTCCTTTTGCTTCTGAAGCCGCATTACCATCGTCAACAGCATTGACTGTTAAAACTCTATTGTCTTCTGATATTTTTGCAAAGTGTGCCATAATTAATTTTGAAATTTATACCTTATTACTACGATTCCGCTACCGCCAGAGTTTCCAGTTGCTCCTGGAGCAGGTAATCCTACTCCTCCGCCACCACCACCAGTGTTGGCATCTCCTGCTTCACCTTGTTTTGGTTGAGGTCCTCCTGGGTGTCTATCTCCGCCTCGGCCTCCGCCGCCTTTTCCTGGGCCTCCGCCTCCGCCGCCACGTCCTGGATCTTGGTCAGTTCCTCCGCCGCCTCCTCCAGAGTAGAAGAAAGTTGAACACGCAGGTTCACCAAAAGAAGATGGTGCGATTGTTGACGAAACTCCAGTTCCACCATTACTAGCGCCATTACCAGCTCCACCGGCTCCGCCACCACATCCACCGGATGTTGGGTTTCCGTTTGAACCTGGTTGACCTTGAGGTGGACTTACAGGAGGTGTGTTTCCTGCACCACCACCCGCTCCGGGAGAGGGAGCATAACCAGCTCCTCCGCCAGATCCACCGGGCATTGTAGGTAATGGAGAACCACTATGTGGATTTCCACCAGCTCCGCCGCCAGTAGATGTAATTGGACCAAAAACTGAATTTGCACCTCTTTCTGATGCTGATGGGGATGGAGTAAAACCTGCTCCTCCCGCTCCGACTGTTACCGGAAGACCACCTGTACCGATATCAGTTAAAGATGCACAAGTTGCTAATGGAGATCCTGTCCAAAGTGGAGTTGTAGATGGGTCTTGAGATTCTCTATAACCTCCGCCACCTCCGCCGCCACCTGTTGCAGGGCCTCCGGCTCCTCCGCCAGCTATTACTAAATAATCAACTTTGTTATTACCAGAATCTTTACCTTGTGATGCTACACAAAGTGTTCCATCTCCTGTGAATACATGAATTTTATAATCACCTACAGTAAAAGTAGAATTACCTCCGGTTGCTTCAACATAAGCAGGTCCTGATACTGCTGTTGATCCAAAACCTAAAACTTGATAACCGAATGATTTACCTTTACGAGGACTTGTATTTTTCTCACTCTTACCAGATCCTGCTCCAAACGAACCCGGTGTAGAATATAGGGTTTTTACATCTTTCATATCTAAATTCCTTATGCGTCGTTAGCCGCGTCAGTAGTAAAGAATAATTTAATACCTAGAACTCTAGATTCACCGGTAAAAGTATCTCCACCGTCTGCAGCTTTTCTAAATAGTTGAAAGTAAGATTGCTCACCTGCTGCAGGAGAACCCGCAACTGTCATCGCACCACTTTCAGCTGAAATTTGTTGATCTTCGACTGTTCCAATACCAGCATCTGTAACTTCTACTGCTGTTCCAAAAGCAACATCAATAGTATCGCCATCGGCACATGCAACGCCTTGTAAACCGAATATACAGTTTCCTGTGTTTGTAGTAGAAGGTGACCAATAAACTTGGTAAGTTACTGTTCCTTCATTCCATGATTTTGGCATAGCCACTGTGAATTGAGTATATTGTTGTGTACTTGCGTCAAAGTCCCATACATTTAAATCTGGTCTTGTAGCTGTTGTTTCAACTAAAGCTGCGTCTGCAGGATTTGTTGTTGGTCCATACATTGCTGCAGCGGGTACCCACATAGTTTCTTTACCAGCAATTTTTAAAGCTGAACCGTTTCCTTGTAAAACACCTGATCCTTTTGGAACAAGGTTAATACCTACGTTAGTTTCACCAGACGCTGTAAAGCTAGGATTGTTACCAGTAGCTGCGTTGGCATATGTTAATTCGTTTACTGCAGAACTTGTAGCAGTTAATAAAAATAATTCGTTTCCGTTAGTATCTAAAATAGAAGTCCCAATTTTAGGGGCAGTTAAAGTTTTGTTTGTTAAAGTTTGTGTTCCAGTAAGAGTTACATCACCATCACCAAAGCCTAAAGAAATTATATCTGGATTAGTTCCATCATTAGCTGATGCAAATACTATAGCATCACCTTTGTCTGTTGCTGCAAAAGTAAACGTAGCTCCTGAACCAGAGGCATATTTAAACTGAACTGTGTGAGATCCTGAAGTTGAATTTCTTAAAAAATAAAAAGTTTCAACATCTAAAGGGATTGTTACAATTTGGTTTCCACTAATTGTACCTGTAAACTCAATCATTCTGTGTTGAGCTGTTCCAGTAGTATTTCCATCTACAACGGTTAAAGCGGTTGTTTGTGCTCCACCAGCGATCGATTGTGTATTAAAACCACCAGTTAATTGTTCTATAAGATTTAAATTAGAGTTAGTTTTTGTTCCCCAAGTACCGGCATTTTCGCCAGTTGCCATTAGTTCTATACCAAGATCCGTAAAAGTTGATGCCATAATTTTTTCTCCTTAAGCCACGTTTACGTCTGTATAAGACGTATTTCCTGTTATGTCAATATCTTTGTATGCTAATGGAGATACATTTCCAACCGCTGTTGTAGCTTCTACACCAGTTAATCCTACTACATCTGCAGGTGTTATTGCCCCTACGGACGACGTAGAAGACACTCCACTTAATCCTACAAGCATTTGATCAAGATCTATTGATCCTACAGCTGACGTTGTTGCAACGCCTGTTAATGGTACAAATTCTACAATACCAGCTATTAGTTCACCGACTCCAGCTGTTGCAGAAACTCCTGTTAATGATGCTACAGAAGTTAAGTCAAGTGTTACAGAACCTACTGCAGAAGTTGTAGCAACTCCTGTTAATCCAAATGTTAATTGAGTTGGATCTATTTCTCCAACAGAAGCAGTTGCAGAAACTCCGGTTAATGAAACTGTTGGTGATAATATAATTGTTGGTGAACCAATTGAGAATGTTGCAGAAACTCCAGTTACTCCCATAACGTCAGCAGGGTTAAGCGTAAACATGCCCCAACCATTCTCACCGTAAGTTCCATTACTCCAACCGTTAACACTTAAATTTGATACGATTGCATCAGGTGCAGTTAATTCTACAGTTAAACCAGAGAAACCCCAACTTTCAAAGTTCCAAGTATCTCTACCCCAACCTTGTTCATTGAAAGCTGATATAGAACCTACTGATGATGTTGTTGATACTCCAGTTACAGATACAACAGGACTATTACTTTCTCCCCAAGGCTCTTGACCCCATTCAGATCTACCCCAACCTTGTTCAGAAGATGCAATAGGTTCACCTACAGATGAAGTTATAGATTGACCTGTTAAAGTTATTACTTCGTCATTAGCTTGACCCCAAGAACCGCCGTCGTTCCAGGTATCTGCACCCCAACCAGTTGTAATGGCTTCAGTTGTGCCCCAACGACCGGTGCTCCAGGTTGTGCCTGATTCGTTCCAAGTGTTGGCCATAAGGAAGACCTCCTTATGCTAGTCTAATGATAGCGTTTGATGCGTCTGCTGCAGGAAATTGAATTGTAAAAGTTCCGCTGGATACAGTTTTGTCACCACCAAATGCGATAACAGCACACGCTGGATCACCTGATGCGGAATCATTATAAATTAAACATCCGTTTGCTGTGAAAGATGCACTTGTGTAACTCACATCATTAAAGTCGCAAACTGCGGTTGTGCTGTCTGCAACAGGAGTTATGCTTGTAAGCGTCGCGCCACCTGCTGAGTACGCTGATCCTGATGTGTTAGAAATTTCGTTTGATGTTGAATACGCTGTTGTAGCAGCCCCTAAAGATGCAGAACTAGTGTATAAAGCTATTTTAAAAGTGTTGCCACTTGATGCAGTAAAGTTGTGAACTCCTTTTAAAAGTTCTACTTTAAAACTTGTACATACCGCCGATGATATTGCCATAATTTTTTCTCCTTATTTATGGAGACGGGGACTTAACTGGTATTCTAACTGTTCCGTCAGTATAATCGTCTCGTCTTCGTCTTCCAAGCTGCATTCCTGCAAACTGTTGTATAGCATTTTTA